ATCGACATTCGGCTGACGAAGATTGATGAAACCTTTCTGGCATTGGAAGGATACCTGTAATTCTGCAATGGTATTGCGAGAAGGATCAAGAAAAACATGTTGAACAGAAGTGGCGGCTCCGAAGTTGGCCAAATGCCATTTGTCGATAGTAGCAGAACGGATAGACGGAACGTAAAACGCTATCAAACGACCAGAGTGAAACTTGGAACCAGTGAGTGCCATGCGAATATTGACATTTCCTTTCCACATTCCAAAAGTGAGGAATGGTTGATGGGTGATGTTATCGCCAACAATCAGGTCGTCAGGAACACGATATTTTTGGATAGCTGTGTGTGGCGCCTGTCCGGTTGTCCAATGGTTGATGTTGACAAGACAATCCTTGCGGACTTGTTCCTTAACCTCCCAATTGGTGACACCATTGAGACTGCAACCTGACACATCAGATGTAACGATAGCGCCAGGACGTTTGATGACAACCGGAACCGTCTGTTCAACAAAGGTAACACCAAGTTCAGCCTCAGTAGTGACACTAGGCATTTCAGCAGCCATCTCAATAGCTGTAGAACTGGTGCCCTGTGCAGATTGTGGATTGCACTCATCGAACACGCCGCCAGCAGAATAAGCAAAAGCAGGAAGATTGGCAGTTCGAGAAAAGAAAGCAGAATAGTCATCAAAAGACATGAGATTAAAAAATTTTCCCTGTTTCGAAGCAGCAGTGAGGAAAGCGGAGCGCACAGTTGAGAAATAGTCGAAACCATGTCCCCAGGCATCACGCAATGCATTGGCACAATTTTCCTCACACATCATCCAAGGATCACCAGTGTTAGCAACCCAATTCGAAGCCTCAGTTATAGTAGCTGTAGCCATAGTAGGAACATAAAAACTTCCAAAAAGTTTAAACCCACGCTTGAGAAACGTCCACGAGAGAATATCGGCATAAGGAGCCAAATCTCCGGTCAGTTTGTCAGGATGAGTATATTCCATTCCTATGGTAGACAGATATTTCTGAACAGAGAGCATGTTGAAGAATGGTAAAGCGATGGGGTGAACAGCAACGATATTGTCATCACCATAAACGAAAGCACGAACATAAGCAGAAAAATAAGAAAGGGATTGATATTGTTCAGGTGCAACGTTCATCCAAGCTAGACAAAGAAGTTTCAAGCCAACTTGGGAATTAATCAAAGTGGTAAGTGGATTTCCAGAACCATTGCCAGTGTGTTTAGTTACAACGGTGTTTCCACTCAGAATGTCAGAATGGATAAATTCAGTGAAAAGTCCACGACGAATTAGGGCATTGACAGGGCCGTCGTCATACCACGCATTGATATCGTCACACACACTCATAATGAGTTCCGCATGCAATTTTTTGTCATATTTCGCATAATCTCCAGCAAAGCCAAACGGTGACTTAGCGAGAAGCGTGCGTGCAAGGCGTG